ATACCTCATGTGCCATGTGTCTGCCTGCATTGCATGATGCTTGAGTGTATCCAGATAAAATAGAGAACACCCGTTCTCAATAACCTCTAACATCTTCTTCTCCATAATTAAACATTTTAAAGTCTTCATTCCACACATCATACACATAGTCTTTCAGTTCTGGTGTGTAGTATGTCTTCCAATCTGAGTATGAACCCGTATTGTGATTCGTAGAGGCAAATTCTACCCCGACAAATTTCTCCATATCTTTTAACTGGTCTTCCATTCTAAAAACCTTTACATTATCCGATCCTTCTATCCACCGAACCTGTGGCCAATTCCATCCCCAATTATCAAAGAACTTTTTAGGACCAGTAACAAACTCTTTAAAGGTACTACTCATTCCTCTACGAATTTTTAGGTGTTCATAGATACTCACCATGCGAGAATAAGGATTACGAACTATAGTTATGTATTGATCATGAACATATTCGGTAGTCTCCCAGAAAGACACAGGATTGTGCATCAAATCTGGTATCCATTTGCCTTCAATATCTGGGGTCTGTCCATTCACTCGTTTTTTAAAGTTTGATCCACTCGTCTTGGGAATATGAATAAACGCCCAATCGTCTGTATAAATCAAAGCCTACCCCACGACTGCATAGTTTCTTTTGTTTTCATCATAATATGGTATCTATCCGTATCACTTTCGTTTATCACAGAATGAAAGTTCTCAACTCTCAACTTGTATACATCACCTGCACGATACGGTATTAACCCTGTAGGATATACTGCAAACCTACATTCATTCGGAAAGTTAAGAGACATATTAAACAACCACTGCTCTCGTTTTTTATGCACATGTGGAATAATAATACCGCCGGGTTTTATCATACTAATCTGTGAATTGAAATATTGATGTTGATTACTTTCTAAGAATTCGCATATAACAGGAAAATGATCCTTTGTTGGCGTTGCAAAATACCTGTGTATATGATCTGTTTCGACAAACGCATTTTTTTCTTTAGACCAAACATACTCTTTTCTTTCTCTACCAATATTATTGGATGATTGGTCATTGTAACCATTATATGCAATACACTCTGCAAGCATATCTTCATGGTTTGGTACATACTGATGAAACATTGCTGACTCATCCGTACCTGTAGACCATTGATCAATAGTTTGCCAGAAGGTATCCCTCATTACAGATATTCGAATGTAGTATATACGATTGGGTCTTTATCAGAACCAACCCATTGTTTTGCAATGCCACTCTTTTTACTGTCTTCCATCTCTAACACCCTTCATCAATTGCAGCTTCTACTGCTTCTTCAATTGCTTCTTCCATATCCTTAGAACCATATTTAAACTCCGTTTCTGCTGCAATGTCCAACTGATGCATGATGTCATCAGTGAAATATTTAGTTGGATGCGAAAGTATCTCTTTTCCAAACTGCTTACTTCCATCAGGCAGTTCATACCGTGTTGATACCTTCTTGAAGATACCATACTTCTCTGCAAGTTCTAGTAGACCATAGTAACGATCTAATCCCTTGTCATATGTGAGTCGTACATCAACCATCTTGTTCTCTTTGGTGAGACGACTCTTGTGGTTCTTACAGTGAATGATATTACCGATAACTTCAGTGCCATCCTTCTCCTTCTTCTTGGAGAGGTATATGATGGAAGATGCGGCATACTTGAGTCCAGAACCACCACCCATCTCCTTAGTGGAGAATAGACCCATACTCTCGTATGTGTGATTAGTGACAACCATAGGAACCTTTGCCCTACCAAGTTTAAGAGTTAACACCCTAAATGCAGCCTTGAGTACTTGGGCTCGTGTCATGTCACGTGTCTCTTTACCATCAGTTGTGTCTTCTATCTCTTTAGTAGTAGACAACATGCCAAGAGAATCAAGACACAGGAACAGAGGTTTGCGATCTGATTCATCCTGTGCAAGATAGGAGTCTAGTATCTGTAGTGTTTGATGACGAAACTCTTGTACTGTAGTAACAGGGAATACAGATAATCGTTCTGCATCAATGCCACGATCTTCAATCATACTCTGAGTAATAGCACTCTCTGATTCAAAATAAATAACATCTGCATCTGGATCAGCATCTAAAAAGTTTTTAACAATACCCATGAGGAAGTACGTCTTACCCGTGGCACTTTCTCCTGCGAGGGCTGTGATCTTATTTGATGGAAGACCACCATACACAGACCCACTCAATAGAGAGTTTAGAATATACGAACCAGTGTCTATGAAACTATTCACATCCCCTGCCTCTATACCGTCACTTGCAAGTGACGCATATTCGTTACCTACTTCTTTAATCACATTCTTTAAAAAATCACTCATATCAACTCCTTTATATTTTTTGTGGGGGATTATTCAAAATGTCACCCTTCCAACAAAATCCTTCTGTGGCTTGATAATCCCACAAAATTAATGGTAATAGTTCTTTACAGGTACGCATATTCATTGTACCATATAATTTCTCTGCATTTATTGTTAGAGATGTTCCTAATATTTGCATCGTTACTAACAAAATTATCATACTTTAAATCCTCCGAAATCTGTATTATCAAACACTGGCGTACTAAATGCTTCTGGCACATCGCCACTATGATTTGCGTCTTGCAAACCTTCTTGTTCACTTAATCGTACATCGGCCAGGCGCATACGGGCCCTATCAATCCCGATGACAAATTTTTTGTTTGAACTTACATCAGAGAATCTGTTTTTCAACTGCTTGACTGCAATTTGACCTAAAGCATCTAACTCTTCATTTGATATGAGAGCAAACATAAAATCAGCAGTGGCAGGCAGACCAAATGATTCTGCCGTGTCCTCTAGTCCTACATCACTATTAGAGAAACCTGAGCGAGTAGTCTGCGTGGCACTCATAATAGGCACGTTATTCTCTACAGCAAGTCCACGTAACTCCTCTGCAATAGATTTAATCATTGTATAAGAGTTGATATTAGATGCACCCTTGAAACGAGAAGATGCACATATGTTAAGGTAATCAATAAAAATGATATCTGGTTTAAATGTCTTTTTAATTGCAAGTTCTTTGATTAGTCCACGGAAGTGATTAACATGAGCTGATGCAGTAGGATATTCTTTGACAATAAGTTGTCCACTGGTGGACTTGATGATCTTCGCCATCTTATTGTCAAACATTTGCTTGGGTAGGTCATGCAAGTCTTCCATAGACACGTTCATCAGGTTCGCATCGATGCGTTCTGCAATGCGCTCCTCTGCCATCTCTAGTGTGATATAGAGTACATTCTTTCCCTGACTCATACAGTTTGCAGCGACATGACACATGAACAGCGACTTACCAACACCTGTACCAGCGAGTGCAATATTCAGAGTCTTGGGTGGTAGACCACCCTTGGTTATCTTATTGAAGAATTCCAAGTCGAACGGAATCTTCTCCTCAATCGTATGGTAGTAATCAAATCTTGAGTCTGCATCAAGAAGGTAATCATGACCCACCCTATTATCAAACCCGACAGCCAAAGCGTCTGTGAGAATAGACGGCAGAGCATCTGCATCTCTATTTTTATCTTTACCTTCAATGATCGATATTCCTTCAACAATCGCATTATACACCGCTCGATCTTTGCAGAATTTCTCTGTTGTTTCAACCAACCAATCAGAATTAACATTATTATCTATTGATAATTCTTTCACAACAGTCAACACCTTCTTGATATCATCCTCATTGAGATCACGCCGTGTGTCAATCTCAATCTCCAGTGTATCTTTTGTTGGGAGCGCATTGTATTTCTCTACAAACTTATTGATCTCTTCAAAGACAATTCGTTCTGTCCTGTCACCAAAATATACACCCTTCATATGAGGCATAACCTTACGTGCATATTCCTCATTAGTGAGCAGCTGTCCTAGTGTAGTTCGTTCAATGGTTTGTGTCATAGATTGCCTTCCGTAATTAACAAATTGTTTATATTATTTTGACCTATTTCACTAGGATGTACATTGCCCATATTTATAAAGTTATCTTCACCGTTGTCATATAACTTACTTGCACAAGAGAAACCATCTAGGGGTT